GCAGCAGCCAGCCAGAGGGCGGCAGCAGCCAGCCAGAGCGCCGCTGCCAACAGTGCCAATGCAGCATCCAGAAGCCAGAGCGCGGCCGCCAACAGTGCCAGCGCCGCAGCATCCAGTCAGAAGGCAGCTGCAGACAGCCAGAGCGCAGCAGCCTCCAGTGCGTCCAGCGCGTCCGGGAGTGCCAGCGCAGCAGCATCCAGCCAGAAGGCAGCGGCAGCCTCGCAAAGTGCGGCAGCTGCCAGCGAAGCCGCGGCAAAGAAGGCTGCAGCAGAAGCCGGCACGAAGGCGGGCACGGACAAAACCCTGTCCATGGACAGCGCCCCCGCTGATGCAAAAGCATCCGGCGATATGATGGCATGGCTACACAATATGCTGATCACCGGCGAGGTGCAGTATCATGTCACCCTGACCGATGGCTCCCTTTTGTGCGCTTCTGACGGATCCGCACTTCTCGCTACCCGAAAAATCCAATTTGCCTAAGGAGGTTACTTTATGGCAGGCGACACTCGTATTCCTATCACACAGCTTCCTGTTGCAGGCACTGTATCCAAGACGGATCAGCTGCTTGTGCAGGGCAACAGCACCCAGCGCGCAACGCTGGCAAAGATCCTGTCTGATCTGAGCATCGTAAACCCGGATATGGCGCAGGACACCATGCTCCGCATTATGGTGCCCAACGGCGCAGGCGCGCATAACGCCACGTTCCGCGGCAAGAATCTGGGCGGCAGTCTGACGTCTGCACAGGCCGCGCAGATCAGCGCAGGCACGTTTCAGGATCTGTATCTGGGCGATTACTGGTCTATCGGCGGCGTAAACTACCTGATCGCGGGCTTTGACTACTGGCTGAACACCGGCGACACGCCTTGCACCAAGCATCATGTCGTGGTCATCCCGCAGAACCATTTGTACACCGCAGCCATGAACGAGACCAACACCTCCGAGGGCGGCTATGCCGGCTCTCAGATGTACAAGACCAGTCTGGATCAGGCAAAGCAGACCTTTGCAAACGCCTTTGGCGCGGCGCACATCCTGAACCACCGTGAGTGGCTGGTCAACGCGGTCAGCAACGGCAAGCCGTCCGGTGGCGCATGGTTTGACAGCACCATCGAGCTGCCCAACGAAAACATGATGTACGGCAGCCATATCTTTGCTCCTGCGTCTGACGGCAGCACCATCCCGCAGAACTACACAGTCTGTAAGTCGCAGCTGCCGCTGTTCCGGCTCGCACCGCAGTACAGTTTTACCCGCTCCTACTGGTGCTGGCTGCGTGACGTTGTTTCGGCCACGTTTTTTGGCATCGCCAACAGCTATGGCAATGCCGACTACAACGGCGCCTCCAATGTCGGCGGCGTGCGTCCGGTCGGGGGTATCTGTTAATCCTGAATCCGGCGCGGCTTGTCCGCGCCGGGAGTGAGTAAGAGAGAAGGTTTTTCTATGTCCTCTGTCCCTGTAAGTCAGCGCAAGCCGTCCCGGCTGGAAGCCCACCATCTGGCTTTGGCTCTTGGCCGTAGCCTGACGGATCTGCTGTCCCGCTCTTTGGGGTTGAGCAAGCAGAAGATGGAAGCCCGGATTGCGCAGCGGATCCGCACCGTTACCCTGCCTTATGGGCCGGAGTATGATGCCGAGATCCAGCGGATCAGGGACGAGGAGACCGCCTTTGTGCACCGGATGATTGACCGGGAAAGTGATCGTGTGCTGGATCTGTTCCGGCAGATCCCGCTGCGGCTGAGAGCCGCAAATTCCATCTGGCCCACCTGCGCGGACGAGTATCACGCCCGCCGGGTAGAGCTGGATTATGCGATCTCTGCCAGCTGGCAGCTGCACGATGAACTGCAATATATTGTGGAATCGCTCCCGGTAAACATCAACCGCTATACAGAGCTGGCGCTGCAGATCGAAACGATCATAGCCTGCACCAAGAGCCTGCGCGCCTCTGACAAAAAGCGCTTCGGCAAGTTTGATGATGAATCTTCTCTTCAGTCCTTAGTTACTGAATTAGGGCAGTTTTTGCATACTATTTCGGCCACGTATTTTGGCAACGCCAACAACAATGGCAATGCCAACTACAACAACGCCTCCAATGTCAACGGCGTGCGTCCGGTCGGGGGTTGATTTCGCAACTTCCCCGCGATAGGGGTTTGACCCCTTGAAGCTCTGCGAAAGGAAAGACTGTCCTTTCATGGTAGACCCATGATAAATACCCCTGTGTGGGTGTCAACAGTGACGGCTCCGGTTACGACTGATGAACCTATTGTGCTGTTTTTACGCGGAATTTTAGTAAGAAGCAATGAGCAAATACACTGACGCAAATATTTTATACCACGCCGGTTCCAAGGCCATGAAGGGCTCAAAGTTCAAGTACAACACGCAGTTGTTTGAGATCAACAAGCTGAGGGAAACAGCAAAGCTGCAGAAGGATCTCCAGAACGGAACCTACACCCCGAAGGTGGGCACCCGCTTTACCATCCGGGAACGCGGGCACGAGCGGTATATCACCAGCGCCGCCACAAGGGACAAAGCGGTGAATCACGTTACCTGTGACGAGTACCTGACCCCTTTGTTGCAGAAGTATTTGCAGTACGACAACACGGCCTCTCAGGTGGGCAAAGGTGTTGACCTTGAACGCAGGCGGTTTGAGATCCATCTGCGGCGGTATTACGAACGGGAGGGCACCAATGAAGGCTTTGGCCTCTTTGCCGATTTCTCCGGCTATTACCCGAACATCCATCACGACATCTGCCTTGATCAGTTTGACCGGTATCTTGCCCGTGAGATCACCGATCCTGCCGAGTTGGCCGAGGTCAACGGGCATCTGCGCGGTACGTTCCAGACGTTTGAGCTGGATGTGTCCCGCTTCTCCGACAAGGAGATCGCCCGGATGTATCAAACCAAGGTCAGCCCAACGCTCAACTGCGGCGTACCAGCGACCGCCCTGACCGGCGAGAAGATGCTGCGCAAGGGCGCTGACATCGGGAATCAGGTATCCCAGAACGCCGGGATCTTCCTGCCGCTGCCGATTGATAATTACATCAAGATTGTTTGCGGCATCCCGGAGCATGGCCGGTATTCAGATGATTTTTACGCCCTCAGCAAGGACAAGCAGACCCTTGTAGATCTGCTGGACACCGTCCGGGCACTCTGCAAGGCGCAGGGCCTTATCCTCAACGAGCACAAGACCCGGATCTGCCGGTTGTCCGATGAGTACCGGCACCTGCAGGTGTGTTATTCCCTGAAGGAGGACGGCACGATCACACGCCGGATCAATCCCAAGTCGATCACCCGCGAGCGGCGCAAACTCAAAGCATACAAGCGGCTACTGGATGTCGGGAGAATCACCTGCCAAGAGATAGAGAACGCTTATAAGTCATGGATCTGCGCCCACTACCGGTATATGTCCCGGCAGCAGATCCAGCACATGAGCAGCCTGTACAGAGAGCTGTTCGGAAAGGACCCAACATGGAAGAAAAAAGGTTATGGGAGGTTACGCTGGCTGATGGCTCCAAAATCAGCAGCCTGACCCTCAACGGCAACAACTTCTGCTCCGACAAGGAGCTGACCGCAGCCCAGTTCGAGGGCAAGCTGGCCAGCGTAACCTGTACCGATGGCAAGCGGAGCTACACGATGACCAACGCGGAGCTGGTACAGATCCTGCCCGGCTCTGTCACCCCGGACGGTCGCTGGTGGTTCGTCTTGCGCGAGTTGTCCGAGGCCGAGATTTTCCGCGCCAGAGTGCAGGCCCAGCTGGACTACCTCGCCATGAGTACGGATGTGAATTTGGAGGATATGTAACATGGAAACCGAACACAGCAAGAAATTTAATGACATCAAGTTCTACTACGATCACCATATCTGGCGCAAAACCACTGTAAAGAAAGCCTGCAAAACAGGCCGCATCACCGCCGCCGAGTATGAGGAGATCACCGGCGAGAAGTATGTGGCCTGATTGCTGGCCTGCCCTGTGTGAGGAGCTGCTGACGCAGCTGGAGACACTGGGCGCGGACACGAGCACCGCCCGCAGCCGGTTTGCCACTCTTGTAGCAAGCTGCAGCGCGCAGGGCTGCAGAATCCTGAAGGGAGAAAACAACTATGATCAGAACGTACAGCCTGAAGCAGCACGGTAAAACCTATCTGGCGCCCTGCTTTCAGGTGAAAGAGTTCGCCTGCCGGGCGGCTGACACCATCCTGATTGATGACGAGCTGGTGGTGCTGCTGCAGTGCATCCGGGAGCACTTCGGCGCAAAGGTGCACATCACCAGCGGCTACCGCACGGCAGCGTATAACGCTACACTGCCGGGTGCAAGCAAAACCAGCCAGCACATTCAGGGCAGAGCCGCAGACTTCTGGGTGGAGGGTGTACCGGTAGCTACCGTAGCCGACTACGCTGAGAAGCTGCTGCCCGGGCGTGGCGGCATCGGGCGCTACCCGAAGGACGCAGCGCACCCCAGCCGTAAGACCGGATGGGTACACATCGACACCCGGCCCAACAAGAGCCGGTGGGCGCTGTAAGGAGGATAGCTACATGGCAAGCTGTTTGATTTCTGATGCACCCTATGCGGCTTGGCTCTCTGACGTACTCGCTACGCTGGAGGAGCACAAGGTCACCAAGATCGCCGTAGCAGCACCTATGCCCGGCAGCAAGGTCTTTACCGGTTACTTTGACATGAGTATCATGGACAAGGCTCTGGTGGCGACCAACATTCAGGCAGACGCCACCATGGACGCGATCTGCGCCAATGGCCCGCTGATCCAGCAGGCTTGGGAGGACGCCGAAGAGGATGACGATGATCTGGGGGAGGGGTGATTCCAGTGTGGTCTGTGATCGTAGCCGCTGGCATTCCAACCAGCGTGCTAAGCTTCTACATCTGGATGCTTGAGCGGCGCATCGAACGCCGGGAAAAGCAGCAGGAGGCGGCAGAGAAAGCCCGTGAGGAATTCGAAACCCACCTGTACGAAAGTTCCCTTGCAGCCATTGCGCTGGGCGAGGCCACTGCCCGAGCCGTGCAGCGCATCCCGGACGCCCACTGCAACGGCGATATGCACGCCGCCCTAGATTACGCCGCTGCCGTGAAACACCAGCAGCGGGAGTTTGTCGCAAAGCGCGGGATCCGCGCTATTATCAACTGAAGAAAGGAACCATAAACATGAAGGCAACTACTTACAACGCACCCACTATCTCTGCAGGCACCATCGCCCGTACCGCCTGCCTGCTGCTGGCACTGACCAATCAGGTGCTCAGCGCTTTGGGCAAGCCCGTGCTGCCCATCGAGAGCGCCACCGTGGAGCAGTTGGTCACGGCGGGGATCACGACCGTGACCGCGCTGGTGGCGTGGTGGAAGAATAACTCTTTCACCGCCGCCGCACTGGAAGCGGACAAGACCTTTGACCGCCTGAAGGCGCAGGGCAAGTAATAGCAAGGGCCGCAGCTCCCACCACAGGGCTGCGGCCCTTATTTTTTTTTAGAGAAAATAGTGGGTTTGATAGTGGGTTACAATAAAAGAAAAACACCCAGAAGCTCACGTTTCTAGGTGTTTTATCTTGGTGGGCGCGGGTGGATTCGAACAACCAGTACATTATATTTACAGGGCTACCGGGTCGCTTTTCCTGCGTTTTAGCGGCTTTATAGGGCTATTAGTAGCCTTATAAAGTCACTACTGATTTTATCCAACTATAAAAAGTGGGTTACAAAGTGGGTTTTTCTGGTGCTGGGGAATACTCGGCAAGCACGTCATAAACCGCCAATGCTGCAGCTTTATCCCTGCCAGTGACGGCGTGGCTGTACCAACCAAACGTGTCCATGCTCTTGCTGTGCCCTACCATGCGGCGCAGCTCTGCCGGGGACACCGCGTCCTCGATCATGCTGACAAAGGTGTGCCGCAGTTCATACAGGCTTATGGGCGGGATACCGTTACTGCGCTGATAGAACCGCCAATAATTGTATAGGCTCTGCTGATTTGGCAGCGGAAAGATGGGATCATCATCCCGGAGGGGTCCGCTCTGTATGGTACGCTGCTGCAGCTGTGCCCGGATCTCGGCAGCAGCCAACGGGTGTAGGATCACCGTTCGGATCGCGTTTTCGTTCTTCCCGGTTGTCTCCTCATTCTGACGGTTAATCGCCCGCCCGATATGCAGCCGGGATCCCTCGACATCACCCACACGCAGCCCCAGCAGCTCCCCGGGGCGCAAGCCTGTCATGACTGCCACGCGGTAGGCATGGATATTATCATCAAGCACGATTTTTCCACGGATCACACGGGTATCTGTGGAAAGCAGCACGCGCAGTGCTTCGGGCTGCAGGATCTTCTTGCCCTTGTTTCGCGCGCCCTTCGGCACCGCCAAGTTTTCGTCCTCCGGGCGCAGGGCGGTATACTTATGCTGCCGCGCCCATTTGACAAAGGCCACTTCGACCCCGCGGATCCCCTGCAGCGTTTTGCGGGACAGGTTGCCTTTGCTTTTCCGTTCACTATCCGGGTTCAGACAGCCCTCGCGGTAAGATCGGTTCAGTACATCCTGCAGCATACCGGTGTTCAGATCCCCGATACGTTTCATGCCGATCACCGGCAGAATGTAATTGCGCCCGAACTTCTCTATTTGGTCTGCGTAGCTGCTGCCCGCGGCAGCCTGCGCGGAGACCAAGAATTCTGCCCAGACATCGGAGCAGCGTTTAGCTGTATCTGTGATGCCCTCATCCAGCCAAGCGTCCGCTTTCCGGTTCGCTTCCCGCTGACCGGTTCTACCCGGCTTTGCACTGGTGAAAGTCCGGCGCACGCCGTTCTTTTGCACTTTGATCTGCCAGCGCTGCTGGTTTGGCAGCCATGCGGCTGTATTCGTTCTTCTGGCCATGTACACACCTCCATAGGTACACTTTGACAAGCCTGTCCTGTGGTGGTACAATACAGCTGTGTAGGTCTGTACGCCCCGCCAAGGGCAGACTGATTGCAAACGCTCCTAGTGCACCAACACTGGGGGCGTTTTTCTTTTGCTTTTGTCAACTGACCCGCCAAAGCCGGTTGACGCGGTAGAAGTTCAGCAGTGATGCGGCTTTTCGGTATTCTGTCAACTGTGTCAACATAGGTTCTATATCCAGACCTAAAAAGGAAGAAAAGAAGAATATACACCCGCGGGGAAATTCTTGAAGCGCGCCCGCGAGGGGTAATAACGATCTGGCGTTGACATGGTTGACAGGTTGACGCTCACTGCTGCCGGGAGCGCCACGCGGCGGAGATCTTCGCCCAGACGAACACGGCTGCCGCTGCGATCTGCTTGCCGAGCCACAGCATAGCCAGCACCGTCCACTTCAGCAGCATCACACACAGGGCGGCAAAAGCGGTGCACGCAGCCCCGACCAAGCCGATCAGACCGGTCATTGCTTTTGCGTTCGCTTTATCGCGGGATCTGTTTTTGTCCTTGAAAGCCTTTGTCATAGCCGCGGTTCCTTTGCTGCGCCGATATGCCATTTTAGTTCCTCCTCACCTGAACGTTTTTCTGCACTCTACCACCAGCCCCGCCACCCGGACCGGAATGTGCTTCAGATCATAGATCTGCGGCTGGTGCACAGGATTGAAGCTTTTGGGCGTCAGGATAACCAGATTGCCCTCCTGCCGGAAATACTTTACCGTAGCCTCATCGCCATTCACCATGACCACCGCAAGCTGTCCGTTTTCCACTTCGGGCTGCTCTCTGACAAGGATCTGATCACCGTCATTCAGCCCGGCGGCGGTCATGCTGTCCCCGCGTACTGTCAGCCAGAAGTAGCGCGCCCCATCGGTCTGCATGATGGGCAGGTATCCTTCAATGTTTTCTTCAACGTACATCGGCAGCCCTGCCCGGACGGATCCGAGCAGCGGAGCGACCTGCTGAGGATTGAACAGTGTAGCGCCAGCAGGCAGCGCGCTGCTTCTGGCGGCCTCTGCGGCCTGATCGCGCTCGATGTTTTTCCAGTCCTTCCACGCGGCTGCCTTATCTCCGTGGTTTTGCTTTACCAGCTCTTCCCAGCGATCCCCCGCCACGGCAGCCAGTCGGTTGTCCAGATCCCGATCCCAGTCGTAATCATCCTCTGTCCAGCCGATCAGGTAGCCCGGTGTTGTCTGCAGGGCATGAGCCAAAGGCTCCAGCACGCCGATGGGCAGGTTTTCAATATTGCCGTTTTCATAACGATAGACCGTTGCCCGGTTTTTGCCCAGCATTGCAGCGAGATCGTCTACGGACAAGCCGAGGGCCATTCTTTTGTCCCGGATCCTGTTGCCAATCGTCATTGTACCGCCTCCTCTCTCCTCTATTATAATGCAAAATCGCAAATTTGCAACTTTTTTCTGTGCCGTTCAGACTTTTGTCGCGTATTGCGCGAAAAAGTGCTTGACTTTTGGAAACGGAGAAGCTATACTACAGGTGTTGCATGATATGCGACAGAAAGGAGTGAAGAGCGTGAACGTAGCGAAGTTCAAAGCAGCCATCGTGGAGCGTGGGACTTCCGTAGTAGAGCTTGCAGACGCTGTTGGGTTAAGCAAATCAACGCTTTATCGTAAGATAAACACCGGTGGCGATGACTTTACCATCGGTGAAGTGCTGTCTATAACGAAAGCCCTGCACCTGAGCGCAGACGAAGGGCAGCAGATTTTCTTTGCCCAGAATGTCGCACAAGATGCGACTGTAAAGGAGTGAGCATAATGCAGACGGCATTGACCGGTACATTTCGACAGAGCCCCTTCTGGCAGCTGCGTGCCCTGTTCCGGGAGCGCGGGCTGCTTGACAGCGAGGTTGCTGCTGCCGTTGGGATGCAGCCCCAGCTCTTGAGCCGCCGTATGCGCGGCGTGACGCCGTGGTTGTCCAGCGAGATCTGCAAGATCTGCGTTGCGCTTGACATTCCGCAAAGCGAAATTGGTTTTTACTTTTTCCCTGAAGTTGCAAAGGAGGAACAGCATGGGTAACAAAGAAAAAACGCCGTATCTGCACATCCAGATCGGTGCTGACGGTAACCCGGAGATCGAGTTAGGGGGCAGCCGTACCGAGGTGATGGGCCTCTGTGCCGCGCTTATGGCAGGCGTGACCGCCATGTACGGCGCTGGAGATCCTGCCGCGTATCTTAGCAGCGTGATGATGGCTGCAACAAACCTGCTGGATCGGATGGAGGGTTGACCAATGAAACGATACACTTTTAAGATGTCCTCTGGCGGGGCGCTTCTGGTAACAAACGGAGTGGTTATTCTCGTGCTGATCGGCGCGGGGCGGGTGATACGCTGGATCGTCAACGGCATTGCGCACGCGCTGGTTGTGCACGGGGGCTGGGCGGCGGCTGAAGCCGCAAAAGCCGCGCCGGTGATCTTTCTGGCGGTAGCCGGCGGTCTGGTGCTGTCCTTGTGGGAGATGCGCAAGGACAGTGAGCACTACCGGCGCAGCAGCCAGCGGCAGTACGGCGTGATCGAACGGGATCACGCCCGCAACCCTGAATACCCGGAGGACAAAGCCCAGTGATCTGGTACACAGTGTACCTGACGGACACTGACGAGATCGTGGCCAGCGGCACCGCCCAAGAGTGCATCAAAGCCCTTGGCATGACCCGTCACAGCTTTTATTGCACCGTCAGTCAGTCTACGCTGGGCCAGAGGACTAAGTACACATTTTTCAAAGAGCACATCAAAAAGGAGGACCTATCACAATGACTTTTACACTGACTATCAACGGCGAGAGCGCCGCCGAGCTGCTGACTGCTTTGCAGCAGCTGAACCCCACCCCGCTGGAGAAGCCCCAGAGCAAGCCCGCAAAGGCTCCGGCAAAGCAGCAGCGCCCTGCACCCACTGCGCCGGAAAAGCCCGCAGCGGCGCCCGCAGCCGCCACCGCCGAGAAACAGGAGCCTGCCGCCGAGGAACCGCCGCAGATGCCGTGGAATGAGCAGCCCGCTGAACCCGAAAACACGGACGCGCCGGCCATCACCCCGGAGCAGCAGCTGACCAAGATCCGCGACCTTGCCCGCTCCCTGATCGCTGCGGGCAAGAGCAAGGAAGTCCAGAAGGTCATCAACTCCACCGGTGCCCGGATGGTGTCGAAGATCCCGGAGGACAGCTACACTGCCGTGTGGGAGCAGCTGTGCAAGATCAAGGAGGAGCTCGATGCCGCCAATTAAACACGCGCTGCTGGGCGCGTCCAGCGCTGCCCGGTGGATCGCCTGCCCGCCCTCTGCCCGCCTGACGGAGAGCATGGAAGGTGGATCCAGCCAGTATGCCGAGGAAGGAACCAAGGCGCACGAAGCGTGTGAACACGCCCTCCGTTACAAACTGAAAAAGTGGGAGGATGGCAAGCCCTTTGATCTGCTGACCGACTGGGCGCAGTGGTCAATGCCCACGGAAATGTTCAACGCTGCCTGCCGGTACACCTCTTTTATCTATGATTTGTGGGTCGGTTTTACCTCCCGCCCCGGCGTGTTTATTGAGCAGGAGGTCAATGTGGAGCAGTGGGTGCCCGGAGGTTTTGGCACCTGCGACTGCCTGCTGATCGGGGACGACGTGTTGCATATCGTGGATTTCAAGTACGGGCAGGGCGTCCCGGTCAGCTGCGAGAATAACCCCCAGCTGATGTACTACGCGCTGGGCGCGTATGCTCTGTTCGCCGCAACAGACGAGATCCAGACCGTGCGCATGAGCATCGTGCAGCCCCGGATCCAAGAAGAGCCGGAAACCTTTGAAATGCCGCTTGCGGATCTGCTGGACTGGGCTGAAAAGACCCTGCAGCCAGCGGCCATGCTGGCATGGGAGGGCAAGGGTAACTTTGCTCCGGGCGAAAAGCAGTGCCGCTTCTGCAAGGCGTACCCCACCTGCCGGGCATGGCAGGACAAGTACGGCGATCTGGCTGGGTTTGAACCCCTGCCGCAGCCCGCTACACTCTCCGACAAGGAACTGGGTGAGTGGCTGCGGAAGCTGGTGGGTCTGGCTGACTATGCCCGTGATCTGGAAGAGTACGCGCAGCAGGCTCTGCTGGACGGCCACCAGATCCCCGGCTGGAAGCTGGTGGAAGGCCGCAGCACCCGCAAATGGAGCGATCAGGACGCGGCTTTCCGGCAGTTGCAGGCTGCAGGCATTGACGAGGCCATGCTGTACACCCGCACCCCCATCTCCCTTACTGTAGCAGAAAAGATGATCGGCAAAAAGAAGTTTGCTGAGACCATGTCTGCCTTTATCACGAAAGCGCCGGGCGCGCCTAAGCTGGCCAATGACAGCGACCCGCGCCCTGCCTATAACAATCTGGATGGCTTCAAAGCCGAGGAGGACTAACTATGAACGCAAATGAAATTATTATCCCCTGCCGCCTGTCTTACGCCAACATCTGGGAGCCCAAGCAGGTCAACGGCACCGGCGATCCCAAGTACAGCTGCTGCCTGCTGATCCCCAAGAGCGACACCAAGACGGTGCAGCGTCTGCAGGCCATGATCGAGCGGATCAAGAAGGATCCTGTGGCGCTGGCAAAGTGGGGTGGCAAGCTGCCCCCGGAGAAGAGTTTCAAGTCCCCGCTGCGTGATGGTGACGAGGAGAAGGACGATGAAAACTACGCCGGCTGCTACTTCATCAACGCCAACGCCAGCGAGAAGCGCCACCCGCGCATCATTGATCGGCAGTGCAATGACGTGCTGGATCAGGACGAGGTGTACAGCGGCTGCTACGCCAACGTGAAGATCGGTCTGTTCAGCTTCAGCGCCAGCGGTAACAAGGGCATCGGCGCCGGGCTGGAGGTCATCCAGAAGGTGCGTGACGGTGAGCGTCTGAGCGGTGGCAGCAGCTTGGAAGGCTTTGACGTGCTGGACGATGATGCAGCCGATATGCTGGGCTAAGTAATACGCCGGGTGCCCCGAAACGGCACCCGGTTCTTTTCAAAAGGAGGACTGCCCTGTGAAAATCATCACGGTTGATATTGAGACCTATTCCCCACAGGACATCAGCGAAGTCGGGCTTTTCCGGTACGCACAGGATCCAGAGTTTCAAGTGCTACTGTTCGGTTATTGCGCAGAAGATTCAGCTGCACCGACAGTGCTTGACCTGACGTTGGAGCCTGACCCACGGTGCTGCCTCTATGTGAGTATGCCGTGGCTGTTCGATGCCAGCTACACCAAGCGGGCGCATAACGCCGCCTTCGAGTGGTGGTGTCTGTCTGAGTACATGGAGCTGAGCTGGGAACAGCGGGTGCTCTGGCTGCAGCAGTGGGAGTGCAGCATGATTCACGCCCTCTACTGCGGACTGCCCGCCCAGTTGGGCGCACTGGGTCAGGTTCTGCAGCAGCCGGAAGATGCCCTGAAGATGAAGGAAGGCAAAGCGCTCATCAAATATTTCTGCCAACCCTGCAAGCCCACAAAGGCCAACGGAGGCCGCACCCGCAACCTGCCCCGCCACGACCCCGCCAAATGGCATCTGTTCTGCAAGTATAACGGCATGGACGTGATCGCAGAGCGCGCCAATGACCGGCGCCTTGCGCACTGGCCGGTGCCAGAGGCTTTGATGCAACAGTGGCGGGATGATGTGGAGATGAACGCCATGGGCGTGGCAGTGGATATGGATCTTGTGAACGGTGCGCTAAGCTGCGCCGCACAGGTTGAGAAGGAGCAGACCGCTGAGTGCACGACCCTGACCGGGCTGGCGAACCCGAACAGCCGGGATCAGCTGCTGGGCTGGTTGCATAACCGCGGCGTTGATCTGCCGGGGCTGACCAAGGACGCCGTGGCGCACGCTCTGGCCGGGGATCTTCCGGCAGATGCCCGGCGGGTGCTGGAGCTGCGTCAGCAGATGGGCAAAACCAGCTGCACCAAGTACGACACCATTGCCGCCTGTGCGGGCCCGGATGATCGGGTGCGCGGCACCCTGCAGTTCTACGGTGCATCCCGCACCGGGCGCTGGGCTGGCAGGCTGCTGCAGGTGCAGAACCTGCCCCGTACATACCTTGACCACCAAGAGGACTGGCGCAGAATCATTAAGCTACACGATGCGTACAGCATCGAGCTGCTGACCGGTAACGTCAATGACACACTAAGTCAGATGATCCGCACGGCGCTGGTACCCGGCAAGGGGTACACCTTCATTGATGCGGACTTTTCCGCGATCGAGGCGCGGCTGATCGCATGGCTGGCCGGGGAGGACTGGGTGCTGGATGTTTTCCGCACCACCGGCAAGATTTACGAGGCCACCGCAGCCCGTATTTTCGGCGTGCCGTTTGAAAGCATCGTCAAAGGCAATCCGAACTACAAGTACCGGCAGCGCGGCAAGGTGGCAACGCTGGCGCTGGGCTATCAGGGCGGCGTGGGTGCCATGAAGCGCATGGGCGGCGATCAGCTGGGTCTGGACGATGCCGGGCTGCAGGATATCGTAAACCGCTGGCGGGGACAAAACCCGAAGATCTGCGCCTTGTGGCGCCGGATGCAGCAGGCCGCTGTGCGGACGATCCGCACCGGCAGAACCACCTGCCCGCGGGAGGGTGTGTACTTCCGCAAGGAGATGACCCCGGAGTGTCCTTTTCCGTTCCTGACCATGCAGCTGCCCAGCGGGCGCAAGCTGTTCTACGCAGATCCCGGCACCACCGAGGATGACCGGATCACCTACAAAGAGTGGGACTACGGCCACTGGTCTGAATCCGAGACTTACGGCGGCAAGCTGACCGAGAACTTGACCCAAGCCGTGGGCCGTGACTGTCTGGCCTTTGCACTGGACAACCTGCGCCGGGCGAACTACCGGGTGGTGTTCCATGTCCATGACGAAGTGGTGATTGAATATCCTTCCCGGCGTACCGCAGATACAGAGTGGGCGCTGCAGAACGTTATCGACATCATGAGCATTGTACCCCCTTGGGCGCAGGGTCTGCCCCTGAACGCGGCGGGCTGGTACGGTGGTTTTTTTACTAAGGACTAACGCCATGAGCACAACAAAAAAAAAATTCCATCATTCTGGAGGGCGCTGCTGTGTACGCTGTCTCCCTCGACAGCAGCCTGCGGCGCTTGCAGACGGAGTATGACGCCCTGATGGCTGCCAAACGTTACAACGAGGCCAAGGGCGTGGACAAAGCCATGCGCATCCTGCGCCGGCTGGAAGTCCATGTGATCCTGTCAAAGGACTGGAGGGAGACTGTAAGATGACCCAGAAAAAAGACAACCGCCTGCCCATTCTGGACGAAAAAGCCCGCTGCATCTGCGGTGCTGAAACCTACGACCCGGAAAAGCGTCCACACGGCGCCGTGGGGCTGATCCGCTACCGCAAGAGCAAGTACGGCAATGATGGTGGGTACTCTGTGGGCTGTACCCGCTGCGGGCGGCTGGGTGCGCGTGGACGGACACAGGTTGACGCACTGGCACACTGGATGGGGCAAACGTTCAAATATGGCCCGCTGAAGGAGGACAAAGACAAATGAGCGCTACACCGATTATGCTATGCGTGGGCGGCAGCCGAGCAGAAACCGAGTGGGAACTGCATGAACTGAGCTGGAAAGGCTTTACCGCTACCCTCTCAACCCGGATGGATCGCAACTGTGGCGCCGAGACCCACGCAGAGTACATGGCACTGCCAAAGGCTGAACAGGACAGGCGCAAGGACGTGGGCGGCTTTGTGGGCGGCAGCCTGCGGGACGGCCTACGCCGCCGCGGCTGCTGCACCGGGCGCAGCCTGATCACGCTGGATATGGACAACTGTGCACCCGGCAGCACGGAGCAGTGGGTGGCTGCCATTAAGGCCATGGGCACGGCAGCTGTCTACTCCACACGGAAGCACGACCCGGAGCACCCCCGGCTGCGGGCAATCTTCCCTACGGATCGCGTGATGCAGCCGGAGGAGTACCAGCCCTGCGCCCGGATGCTGGCGCAGATGCTGGATCCCGAAATGGTGGTCTTTGACCGCACCACCTTTGAAAACGAGCGCCTGATGTACTGGCCCAGCCGCAGCGCAGACAGCAAGTGGGTGTGCGAGTACACCCCGGACGGTGAGCGCATTGCCGTGTCGGAGCTGCTGGACGCCTATCTGGACTGGCATGACGTGCGGCAGTGGCCCACCTGCCCCTCTGAGACGGTCACGCTGCCCGGCGGCAAGCAGGCCGATCCCACAGCCAAAGGCGGCGCCGTGGGCGCTTTCTGCCGGGAATACGACATTCCGGCAGCGATCGAGAAGTTTTTGCCGGGCGTCTATGTGGACGCCAGCCCCGGGCGCCTGACCTATGCGCTGGGCAGCACCACCGCGGGCGCTGTGCTGTATGATGATGATCACTTTATTTACAGCCACCACAGCACGGATCCCGCCGGGGGCAAGCTGCTGAACGCGTGGGATCTGGTGCGCATCCACCGCTTCGGAGATCTCGATACAGACGTGACCCCCGGCACCCCCACAGCCTCCCTGCCCAGCTGGCAGCAGATGCGCACGCTGGCCGAGAGTGACGGCCCGACTGCGGCGCGGCTGCGGGACGAGACCGTTAAAAACGCGCTGTCCGGGTTCTCCCCGGTAGAGGATGACCCCCGGCAGGAGCCGGAAAAGGCCGCGGACGATGCCGAGGACTGGCAGAAGCAGCTGGTCCGCACCCAGAAGGGCGCGCTGGCGTGCACCACGCAGAACGCGTGGGTGATCCTTGAGAACGACCCGGTGCTGAAGGGCAGGATCTGGCAGGACACTTTTGCGGATCGTCTGCGGTGTGCCGGTCCGTTCCCGTGGCCGGGGCGTGACGGTGAACGGGACTGGGCTGACGAGGATGACGCCGGTGTGCGCTGGTATCTGGAAACGGTCTACCACTTCAGCGGTACCGCCAAGGCAGCGGACGCGGTAGCCCTGACCGGCAGCCGCCACGCCAAGGATCCGGTGCGCAGCTATCTGTCCGGGCTGAAGTGGGACGGCAAAGAGCGGCTGGATACGCTGTTCATCGACTATCTGGGCGCCGAGGACAACAGCTACACTCGCGCCGTCACCCGCAAAATGCTGGTGGCTGCCGTGGCGCGTTGCTTCCGTCCGGGGTGCAAGTTTGACCAGATCTGCATTCTGAGCGGCAAGCAGGGCATCGGCAAAAGCCTGCTGCTCTCCCGTCTGGGGCGGGACTGGTTCAACGACAGTATCACCAGCTTTGACGGCAAGGAAGCGCGCGAAAATCTGCGCGGCGTCTGGATCGTAGAGCTGGGCGAGATGACCGCTTTTTCCCGCTCTGAGAGCGAAGCCGCCAAGCAATTTCTGAGCCAGACCGAGGACAGATACCGGGCGGCTTATGGCCGAAGAACGGTGCAGTATCCCCGCCGTTGTGTGTTTTTCGGCACCTCCAATAGCACCGACTTCCTGCGGGACGCCACAGGAAACCGCCGTTACTGGCCCATAGATTGCAGTTTTGAGCGCCGGACGAAGCTGGTGCATGACGATCTGACCCCTGCAGAGGTAGATCAGATCTGGGCTGAAGCCGTTGCACGCTACCAGCAGGGTGAGGAGCTGATCCTGCGGGATGACCTGCTGGCGGCTGCCGTGGCAGAGCAGCAGGCGCACATGGAACGTGACCCGTGGGAGGGTCAGATCGAGGACTTTTTGAGCCGCCCGGTGCCCGCAGACTGGATGAAGCGCGACATTGACCAGCGGATCTGCTACTGGGAGACCTCCGGTCAGAGCGCGGAAAACACGGTGCAACGCACCAGCGTATGCGTCAACGAGATCTGGCGGGAGTGCATCGACCGCACCGGCAGGGAACTTGACCGGCAGCAGTCCAAGCGCATTTCCGCGGTGCTGGCAAATATCTCCGGGTGGGTAAACCTGAAGAACAGCCGCCGCTGCGGCCCCTATGGTACGCAGCGGGTATGGGTCAGAGAGGAGTAGTAAATATGGTAGACCTAACACCGGGCATCATAATCCACTCGCCGGTTTTAGTGCCGGAACAGGGCTGTGCATTTCCCGAAGATTCAGAAGGCTACTATCAGCTGTGCCGGTTCTACAAAGTACGGAACCGCACGCACGGGCGCAAAGCACCGCCTGAATGGAATGCACCGAAATGCGATCTTTTTAATATCTGGTTAGATAAGCCGCTGACGAAGTGCACCGTCTGCCGGGCGCTTTGTGAGAGCGAGGCGCTGCTGAAATAAGCGGCTGTTAACCGCGTCAACGTAAAAAGCGGAATTTCCCCAAGAACCGAAGAAAACAAGCAATCCGTTAACGTTGTCAACCGGGCGTTTTCGTTTGGTTGACAAACTGGTTGACGCTGAAAAGCAAGCAATCAAGCCGTTTTTCTGGTTCTGTCAACATTGTCAACTATAAAATCTACTAGAAGAAGTAGAAAAGAAGAAAACAAGCACACGCATAGGGCGCACACGCTTGTATGCTTGTGCCCGCGAGGGTATATAAGACATTTTGGTTGACAACGTTGACAGATGCCGGAAAAGTGGCTCCACTGCTGCATTTTTCCCGTCAACTTCAAATTTTCGGGTTTGGTTGACAGCCGGATCGAGTAAAGGAGTACAAAATGCGAGAGAGAACGGTAGAAGCCGCCCTGCGGAAGGCCGTGGAGGACGAAGGCGGGCTGTGCCTGAAGTGGGTATGCCCCGGACACACGGGCGTGCCGGATCGGATGATCCTCTTTCCCGGCGGCGTCATTGCTTTTGTGGAACTGAAGCGCCCCGGGGCAAAGGTCAAAGCAGGCGGGCTGCAGGAGTGGTGGCGGGAAAAGCTGGCAGGGCTGGGTTTTTCCTGCTGCGAGATCAGCACAGTCGAGCAGGCAGCGCAGCTTGCGTCTCAGCTGAGCACGGAAAGCCTTGGCCGGGTAACGTCTTATTCAGATGACTGGGATGATGACTGGTGGGACGATCCGCTTGCCGGTCAAGAGAGCCCCGACTGACCCACGCCATAAAAAAAAAGGAGGTCAAACCTTATGCAGCATTTCACGCCGCACCCGTATCAGCAAGCGGCTATTGACGCGATCATTGACAAGCCCAGTGTTGGGCTGTGGATGGAGATGGGTCTGGGCAAAACCGTAGTTACCCTGACCGCCATTGATACCCTGATCTACGATGCTGCCGAGATCCGGCGCGTGCTGGTTGTGGCGCCAAAGAAGGTGGCAGAAGCTACATGGCAGGACGAGGCGCAGAAGTGGGATCACCTCCAGCACCTGCGGATCTCCACTGTGCTGGGCACCGAGGCACAGCGCATTGCAGCCCTGAACACCCCGGCAGATGTGTATATCATCAACCGCGAAAACTGTTACTGGCTGGTGAGACACTACGGCAGACACTGGCCTTTTGACATGGTGGTGCTGGATGAGGCATCCAGTTTCAAGAATCATGCCGCCCAGCGGTTTAAGGCGCTGAAGGCTGTGCGCCCGAAGATCGCCAAGGTGGTGGAACTGACCGGCACCCCGGCGCCCAACAACCTGCTGGACCTCTGGGCGCAGATCTATCTGCTGGATCAGGGGGAGCGGCTGGGCAAGTACATCACGCACTACCGGCAGGCCTATTTCTGGCCCACAGAATACAGCTGGGAAGCCAAGGACGGGGCGGGCGATGCGATCCGGCGCAAGATCTCTGATCTGGTGCTGAGCTTCAAAGCAGCCGATCTGCTGGAGCTGCCGGAAAAGATCGTGGAGGACGTGCCCGTTGTGCTGGATGCAAAGGCCGCTGCGGCTTATAAAACCATGGAGAAGAAGTGCCTGCTGCAGGTGGACGGCGAAGCCATTACTGCCCAGCAGGCGGCGTCCCTGACCAACAAGCTGCTGCAGCTGTGCAATGGCAGCTTGTACGATGATGACGGCCAGATGCACCAGATCCACCGCTGCAAGCTGGACGCCTTTGACGAGCTGATCGACCAGCTGGACGGGCAGAAAGCCCTTGTATTTTACCATTTCCACTTTGACGAGGAGCAGCTTCTGGAGACCCTGAAACACCACCACAGCGGCCTGCGCGTGGCTGTGCTGCGTGATAACAGGGACGCGGCAGCGTGGAACGCCGGGGAGATTGATGTGCTGCTGGCGCAGCCTGCCTCTTGTGCCTACGGCCTGAACCTGCAGCAGGGCGGGCACCACCTGATCTGGTACAGTATGCCGTGGAGTTTGGAGCTGTACGCACAGGGCGAAGCCCGGCTTTACCGGCAGGGGCAGAAGCAGAGCGTGATCGTGCACCGGCTGATCGTGAAGCACGGCGCGGATGAGCTGGTAGTAAAAGCATTGAACAGCAAAGACCGCAACCAGAACGCCTTAATGCAGGCGCTGAAGTCGTATATCAAAGAAAGGGGCTAATCTATGAGTATTCGGGCTTTCCGGCGGCTTTCCAGAGCGGAGCGCCGGGCGTACATTTCGCGGGTACAGGATCCGCTTACCCTGCGTGTGCTGGAGATCGCGTTTCTGGGTGCCGGTAAGGTCAGCTGGGCAAAGGTGGCCTGCATGATCGGTGGCGGCAACACCCCGGACAGCGTGCGCATGATGGCAACCCGGGTGATCGCGCAGTTATAACCTGTTCGTTTCGGAAGCACCTCTTGCGGTAGTCTTGAAAATAGATTACCGCGGGAGGTGTTTTTCTATGCGCTGTGCAGATCATGCGCTTGAATATCGTAAACTGGCTGACATTAAGCCGTACCAGAAGAATCCGCGGAAAAACGACAAGGCGGTGACCGCGGTAGCCAACAGCATCCGGGAGTATGGTTTTCAGAGCCCGATCATCGTAGACAGAGACGGCGTGATTATCGCCGGGCATACCCGGTACAAGGCAGCAAAGCGGCTGCGGCTGTCCACCGTGCCTGTGATCGTGGCTGCAGAGCTGACCCCGGAGCAGGCCAAAGAACTGCGCATCGCAGACAACAGCACCAGCGAGGTGGCCGAGTGGGATCTGCCGGTGCTGTCTGCAGAGCTGGCACAGCTGACCTTTGACCCCGCAAAGTTTGGTTTGCCGGTGGATCTATTGACCCCGCTGCAGCCCGAAGAACCGGAGCCCGAGGCCGAGGAGGATCCGCTGGAACGTGACCGGCCATACAAGGCAGAACGCAGCTGGCAGAACACCCAGATCTCTGTGTTCGACAGCGCCAGCCCCTACGGCATCCCGGCAATGGCACCTGTGGAGCCCGTGCCGGACGGCATCGTGTGGGAGGGGTTCAATTACGCACTCACCGAGACAGCACCCGCCGGGAAGGGGCTGCACTTCTTTCTAGACGATTACCAGTTTGAACGGGTCTGGGCATCCCCGGACAGGTATCTGGATCTGCTGTCCCGGTTTGACTATGTGATCGCCCCGGACTTCTCACAGTACGGGGACTGGCCGGGCGCGCTGAACCTCTACAACCATTACCGCAAAATGTGGTGCGCGGCGTACTGGCAGGAATGCGGGATCCGCGTTGTGCCCTATGTGATCTACCGGGAGGATCTGGCAGCATGGGCGCTGGACGGGATCCCCGCCAACGCGCCGATCTGTATGTCAAGCGTCAGCGACATGAACAAAAAGCACCGGGTCAGTCAGCTGCGGGAAGAGGTGGAGTACGTTCTGAATACCCTGCACCCCAGTCAGCTGCTGTGGTACGGTGCAGCACCGGAATGGCTCCGGGAGGTGTGCGCCGGGCCGCTGATCCATATCCCGCCCTTCAGTGCAAGCATTGAAAAGCGCATCCGAAAATGATATAGTGAAAGTGAGATCATCATGCCAAAGTCCAGCAGTTCCTCCTCCAAGAAGGGCGGCGGGCAGCGTTTTCTGCCTGCCGTCATCAATCCGCTTGTCCCTAAGCAGCCCAGCATCCTGCCGGATCCCAACGACCCTTTGAGCCGCTACGCCGGTGTGCGTGGGCAGCCGATGGAAGTTGACCCCGCTGCCCGGGATGCAAACCCGAACTACGCAAAGGGCGAAGAGTACCAGACAAACTGCCAGCGCTGCATCTGGGCGTATGAGATGCGCCGCCGCGGCTATGACGTGGAAGCAAAGCCCAGAACGCGGAGCATGACCGACCCCGCATACAACCGCGGGTGGACCACCTTCATGCAGGGCGGTTCGTCCGCGTCACTGGTAAGCACTCCCACGCAGAAAGCCGTAGAGAAGCAGATGGCATCTTGGGGCGAGGGTGCCCGCGCAGTAGTGCAGATCACCTATAAGGGCGGCAGGTGCGGGCACGTTTTTATCGCGGAGCGCCGGAACGGTCAGACCCTTTTTGTTGAGCCGCAGGCGTATAACTGGCAGAAACCGTCCACCGGCTATCTAAAAGCCATGTCAAGACACGTCACCATGTCCCAGACGCACCTGATGCGCATTGACAATATGCAGCCCGATCCCAACAAAGTGGGTATCTTTGTACAGCCCAGCAAGCACTGATCTAGGAGGATTTTACAATGGCCGTAAACTATGCAGACGCCAAAAAGAAAGCTCTTGCCCGTGATCCTAAAACCGCTGTGTGCCTTGACTACGGGGACGCTTGGTTCTTTGCTCCCAAGGCGGGCGGCATCGGGGACGGCATGGTGGTGATGAAGAACAACGGCGAGGTGAAGCCTATGTTCATGTACGCCGCTATGGGCACCGGATCCGACAAGCCCAAGAAGCTGAACTTTGCCACCGGGCAGGCCAGCACCCGCACCGCCGCCAAAAAGGCAGCTCCGAAGAAGAAAAAGTAAAACCGTTCGTTTTCTGAAAGCTATCTCTGGTATGCTCACCGGAGATAGCTTTTCTTTTTGCTATCCCGCCGGGGGCGTTTTTCCTACTCCTTTCCGCTCCCGGTGCATCTTAGCCAAAACGGCACGCACGCGGGCCACCTCCTCCCGCATGGCCCACAGCAGGCCAGTGCGTGCCGTTTTTATTTCGGAGGTGATCTGTTGGCCCGCAAGTCTAAAATAAGCAAATGGGACACTCCCGCCGGGCTGCTGCGCTTGCAGCGGCTTGCCATGCAGGGACTGACGCAGGCCGAGATCTGCGCGGCCATTGACGTGCCTGTGCGCACGTTTCGGCGCTGGTGTACCGAAAACAAATCAATTGCGCAGGCGGTTGCAAACGGCAAGGAAGTTGCCGTTGCTGCCGTGGAGGACGCGCTGTACAAGAAAGCACTGTCCGGTGATCTGGGCGCGATGTGCTTTTTTCTAAAAAATCGAGCACCCGAGCAATGGAGCGAGCACCCAGAGCTGCGCGGGTATGACGGGAAGGTGGTGTTCGTGGATGACATCCCAAAGACGGCCCCGCCCGCAGCAGAACCTGCTGGCGCCGAAGCAGCTGAAGCTAAGTGATCTGATCATCCCGGAGTACTACGCCGCCCATACAGCGATCTGGTCCGGCGAGTATAACGAGTATCTGGGTGATGGCGGGCGCGGCAGCCTGAAGTCTACCTTTGCTGCTACGGAGGTGGTGCTGCTGGTCATGCGCACCCCGAACATTCACGCGGTAGTGCTGCGTAAAGTCGGCAACACCATTGCCACCAGCGTCTGGCCGGAATATAACCGTGTCATTGATCGCATGGGGATCCGGCACTTGTGGAAGCAAACCAAGAAGCCATACACCCTGACCTATATTCCCACCGGGCAGACGATCCAATTTTACGGTCTGGATGACCCCGGCAAGCTGAAATCCATTGCGGTGCCGTTTGGTTATTTCGGTGTGATGCACTTTGAAGAATTTGATCAGTTTGACGGCCCGGAGGAGATCCGAAACGTGGAGCAGTCTGTTTTCCGCGGCGGTCCCTTCAGCTTTTCCTTCAAAACCTTCAACAGTCCGGCCATGGCGCGGCATTGGGTCAACCGGTACAAACAGGAGCCCAAGCCCAAGCAATTCCGGCACCATACCACCTACCTGACCACCCCGCCGGACTGGCTGGGCCCCCGCTTTTTCGATGACGCGGAGACCCTGAAGCAGCGGGATCCCATCGCATACGCTCACGAGTACATGGGCGAGGTGGTGGGCTGCGGGCAGCAGGTGTTTACCAACATCACGCTGCGGCCTATCACCCGGGAGGAGATCGCAGGGTTTGACCGCCGGTACTACGGGCTGGACTTTGGCTGGTACCCGGATCCGAACCATTTCGGCGGGCTGTCTTATGACCACGCCCGGCAGACCGTGTATATTTTCGAGGAGCACCGGGCGCAGCGGGAGACGGACGCCGCACTGGCGCAGGTGCTGCAGCCCCACCTGCTGGATGACATCGTGGGTGACAGCGCGGCCAACCGTTCAATTGCTACACTGCGCGATCTGGGGTACCGCGGGCTGCGGGGCTGCCATAAGTACGCAGCCAACGGCGGCACCAGCGTGACAGACGGCATGAAGTGGCTGCAAAGCCGTGCAGAGATCGTGATCGACCCGGTGCGCTGCCCGTGGACGGCGCGGGAGTTTTCCGAGTATGAGTATGCCATAGACAAAAAGACCGGCGAGGTGATGCCCGGCTATGTGGATGCTGCAAACCACAGCATTGATATGGCCCGGTATGCGCTGGAAGATGTGTGGCAAAAGAGAGGTGTGCAGAACGCATGATAAACCACGCAGACATTGAGAACGTGATCGGGTGCAAGACGTTGGTCACGGATCGGATGCAGCAGGCAATCGAGGGCTGGTATGACGCGGCGATTGACGGCCTGCCGATGAACCATAACCCGGAGACCCTGACGCTGGGACTGCCGTCCCTGATCTGCTCCGAACTGGCGCGCCTGACCACGCTGGAGCTGGAGGTCAAAGTGGAGGGCAGCCCGCGGGCTGACTGGATCAACACCCAGCTGCAGCGGGTCATTTCCCCGCGCAAAAGGCGTATTCTGGCCGTTGCCCTTGCGCTGGGCAGCGGCGTGTGGAAGCCCTACCAGAGCGGCAGCAAGCTGGGTATTTCCTTCAGCAACGCCGCCTGCTACTTCCCCGTGTCCCACGACATCGAGGGCAGTCTGACCGAGGGTGTTTTTATCGACACCATACAGGACAACGGAGACTATTACCACCGGCTGGAATGGCTCCATGTGCTGGAAAGCCGCCGGGATCTGCGGGACGAAGAGCTGGCACAACTGGAGGATAACGACCTTGACGCCCCGGCGCAGTTCCCCTGCGTCAAAGTGGTGAACATGGCTTTCCGCAGCTCTACGCAGGACAGTCTGGGCAGCCCGGACGAGCTGAGCATACGCCCGGAGTGGGACGAGATCCAGCCGGTGGCGTACCTGTCCGGGCTGGAGAAGCTGCCGGTGGGCTACTTTGTCACTCCCATCGTGAACAGCGTAGATCCCGGCAGCGAGTTAGGCGCGGCCATGTTCGAGCCTGCCCGCGTCCAGATCATTGACGCCGAGGAACAGTACACCCGGCTTGACTGGGAATACGAAGCCGCCGAAATGGCGATTGACGTGCCGGACACCTACCTGAAGCCCGGCAGCGCTGGCGAGGATCTTTCACGCGCGCAGGCGCTGAAGCTGTACGGTGTGCCCCCGGAGGGGATCCCCGGGACGGCGCCGCACCACCGGGAGCGCCTTTTCCACGGAATGAACGTGAACACCGGTATCACCCAGAACGCGCCCTTCTATCAGGTGTTTGCCCCCGCGCTGCGTGACACTAGCTATCTGACCGGCCTGAACCAGTATCTGCGCAACGTGGAGAGCCACGCCGGGCTGAGCTTTGGCGTGATCTCGCAGGTGGCAGACGTGGAAAAGACCGCCACCGAGATCGTGAGCAGCCGCCAGAAGCTATATGCAACCGTTTCCGACCTGCAGGCAGCACTGGAGGACGCGCTGCGCGGTCTGATTGATGCCCTTGACTACTGGGGCGATCACGTTAAGGGCGCGCCCGGGCGCGGGAAGCTGAACATCGCGTTCCACTGGGATGACAGCATTATTCTTGACCGCATCACAGAAATGGATCAGTGGCGGCAGGATGTGTCCATGGGGCTGCGCGGTAAGGCTGAGTATCGGCAGCACTTCTTTGGCGAGGACGAGGAGACCGCGGCACAGGCGATCCGGGAGATCCAGACCGAGAGCGCCGCGACAGATATTTTGCAGGGGGTAATCGACAATGGCGATGGCTAAGAGCACAAAAGCTGCGCAACTGCGCCGGGCAGCAGAGCGCATGGACTGGCTGATGGCGAATGCCCGGATCCTGCGCAGTCCGGCGCTGTGGGAGAAATACTACGAGGCGCAGCGCATAATCCGTCTGCTGGGCTTTGAGGTGACGCTGGAAGGCGACAAGCATCGGGTGACCCCATGCTGACGCCGGAGCAGGTCAACGCGTATGCCGGGCTGCTGGCTGCCCCGTGGGACGAGCTGAACGAGCGGATCCTGCGGGATATGGTGCGCCGGATCGTGAAAGCGGGCGGCGTCACCGCCACAGCCGAGTGGCAGAGCTACCGGGCGCAGGCGCTGGGCGCCGGCAAAGCCTACCTGATCCAGCAGATGAACCTGATCGTGCAGCAGATCGGCCCGAAGGAGGCTGCTATTTTCGCGCAAGCCATGAAGCAGGCCTACGGGATTGACGTGAATGACGCCGCCAAGGCTGGCCGGGTACTCCCTACACTGGGGGAGAACGAGGAGGCGCAGCAGATCGTCCAGAGCGGCTACCGGCGTACCATGAACACCCTGTACAACCTGACCCAGACCCACGCGCTTATGGGTAACCTGAATATGACAGAGACCTCCCAGCGGCAGCTGGCCTATTATCTGGACATGGCGCACGCGGATGCAATCAGCGGAGCCTTTAGCTCTGACACTGCTGCCCGGCGGGCGCTGAATGAGCTGGCAGCCAAGGGACTGGGTGCGATCACCTACCCAAGCGGTCATGTAGACACACTGGACGTTGTGGTTTTACGGGCTACACGCACCGGAGTAAACCAGACCGCCGGGGAGATCACCCGTTATAATGCGGACACACTGGAGTGCGATCTGATGGAGCTGGATGCCCATGTGGGCGCCCGTACCGGTAACGGCGGGCCGAACCTGACCAACCACAGCTGGTGGCAGGGGCAGCTGGTCAGCCGCAGCGGGCAGCACGGGTACCTGTCCCTGTCAGATATCGGCTACGGGGATGTGCGGGGCTTTATGGGTGCAAACTGCGCCCACAACTGGAGTATGTACTGGGAAGGCGCCAGCACCCGCAGCTATTCCCCGGAGCGTCTGGAGCGGATCAACAGCGCCACTGTTTCCTACAACGGGAAGGAGATCGGGCGGTACAAGGCCACCCAGATGCAACGTGCACAGGAACGCCAGATCCGGGCTGACAAGCGGGCGTTTCTTGTTGCCAAGGAAAGTGGCCAGAAGGATGCAGAAAAGGCCGCAGCGGACAAGCTGGCAGCCTCTCGTGCAAAGATGAAGGACTTTCTGCAGCAGACAGGGCTGCACCAGTATCAGCTGCGCGAAAGCGTGCCCGGCTTCGGGCGCAGCGCAGCAGCCAGCGCGGCAGCACAGGCGAAAAAATAAGAAAACCCCGGAGGGGAGCACCTCCGGGGTTCTGTTTTATTGTGCGTTCATCATATCCAGCTGACTGCGCTGCATCAGCGCTATGGACAGCGCCAGATCTGTGGGGTGACTGTAGACGTTCCACAGGTTTGCCGTCAACTGCTGCTCTTTCTTCTTTGCAAGCCAGACGGGGCGCGGCTCGCTGTCCGGCGTGCTGCTCGGAGGCAGCTCCGGCGTTTCGGTGATCCAGCCGAACACCAGCAGCAGGCTCTTTTCGGGATCCAGCTCAAGCAGCCCGGTGGCCACATCCACCTGCACCCCGCGGATCTGGCAACTCTCCTGCACCTCCCGCAGCGCGGCTTCTATGCACTCGTTCGTGTTCTGAGTGTACTTGATCTCACGGGAAGGCAGCCGGTAGATATCGCCCTGCTGGAGCACCAGCAGCTGCCCAAGATTGTTGGTGATGACCGCTGCGCAGCGGATCTTCTTTGTGCTCTCGCTCATAGTAAAACCTCCTTAGTGGACTTTGATCAGCGTTCCGCTGTTCAGAATGTACCATTCTTCGCCGTTCTTCATGGTCGTCTTGCAGTTCTGCGCTTTAAGCAGCATCCGCATTTGAGCCAGCTGCTTCTCAGTGCATTGCATCCAGAAGAACCCGGCATAGTTAAACCACTCGTTGCTCTGGATGTTCACAGTGCGGGCATTCTCAAAAATGCGGTTGAAGGTGCTGGTTTTCATGATTTTGTCCTCCTTTTTGATCACACATCAAAGCTGACCGAATGATATGCGAACCAGTGCCCACAGCGGCGGTGCAGCTTGTACCAGTTTGTGAAGCGCTGACCAGAACAGTCATAGTATGTGGGGCGAAACTCATAGTAGCGATTTGCCTGAAACCACTCGGCGGCATCGTCCTCGTTGAGGTCGTCCAGCTCGTCCGGGAGCCGCACCAGCTCAATGTAGCCATCAATGCCGCGCTCCTCGACAATGCGGCTGTCAGGTGCCGGGCGGTGGTTGTAAGCCCGGATCTCCTTCTTGAGGCTGACCATAAAGGCGGCCAAGCCGGACTTCTGCTCGGCGGTGGTGGTGGGAACGTCATCCCGGATGAATGCCAGCAGGGTGTAAGCATCTCTCAGCTTCTCGGTGTCGGTGATCTCAAACATGGTCTCGTCCTCCCTTACTCCTTTACCAGTTCAAAGTGCTTGATGCTGTCCAGTACGATCTTCCGGCCCTGCAGCAGTTCCACGCCCTGCAGCACCAGCTCAATGTGCATCATGCTGATAGGATCGCACTTTCCGGTGCGGAGCAGCTGGTCCGCAAGCTCATCGCGCAGCTTCAGGTTGCAGCAGGTCTCGCCGGTGATCGGCTTGCCGTTCTCCTCGATCTCGGTGGTGTCGTAAGTGATGTTCAGGGTTTTCATGGTTTTTAGTCCTCCAATATTGTTTAGAATTCGTTGAAATCTCCAGCATCGAACAGCAGGCCGCTTCTGAATTTCAGGTTGAGCTTGCTTTCAGGGGGCTTGCGCTTGAAAACAGGATTTCCGTTTACCAACTCTGCATACACGGAAAAGCTGCAGCGGGTACCTTGGAGAGTGATGTATACACCGTTCTCATAAGCGCGGAGTTCGCCAAGTTCCAGCCCCCAAGAAGTGGTAAACTCAAGGTTTCTGCTCAACGCATTGTGGAGAGCTGACTTCTTGTTGTCCGGCATCATCCTGAAGAGTTCCAGTGCTTGCTTCTCGCAGTGCACGTTTTTGATTTCCATGGTATTTCCTCCGTCTGTTTTGTGGGTGCTTTGTTCTACGGCTTTATTATAGCACGAATATTAGTGCATTGATATTGGCGTTTTGCACGAATATTAGTGCATAATTCTGGAGTTTTTGCACTTGTTTTCGTGCAATGGTTCTGCTATGATATACTGGAGGAGGGATATTATGCCACTGAAATACAAAATGGACGTACTGGAAGCCCTGAAGGCTTCCGGGTACAACACTACAAGGATCCGCAGGGAGGGGCTGTTCAGCCAATCTACACTGCAAAAATTAAGAACCGGCGGGCAGCTTTCGTGGTCAAACATTGAGATGATCTGCAAGCTGCTGGACTGCCAGCCCGGTGATCTGCTTGAATACACCCCGGAATAATATGTTCTTTGCCGCGCCTCAGATGCTCTGGGGCGCTTTTTTGTTGACACGAAAAAGCGTGTAACGGTGCGGCTTTTGGCAGTTGTCAACCATGTCAACTTAAATTCTATATCCAGACCTGAAAGAGAAGAAAAGAAGAATACACCCGCGCGAACACGCTTGATGCGCGCCCGCGAGAGATTACAGGGAACCGGCGTTGACATGGTTGACATGGTTGACAGGTTGACGTTTTTCTAATCGTGTTCGTTTTTCTGACCGGGATGCTGCTATCCTTTACCCAGATCACACCGAGCCCCCGGTGTACAAAGAGGGGCAGAGAGCCCGTGTAAGGCAACACGATACCAAGTGCCGTAGCTCTCCAAGGAGGAAAAACCATGAAACGCGAGGATTTGAGAGCCATTGAAGGCCTGACCGAAGAGCAGATCAACCAGATCATGCGCCTGCACGGTCAGGACGAAACCGCCCATCAGGCCACTGTACAGGGCTTGCAGGCGCAGCTGACCACTGCGCAGCAGGGTCTTGCAGCCTTTGAGGGCGTGGACGTGAACGATCTGCGCAACCAGATCACGGATCTGACCAACCAGCTGACCACGCAGGCAGCGGAATACACCTTCAGCGGTGTGCTCCGTACCGCTGCCCGGGAGGCCGGCGCGCTGGATGAAGAGGACGTGATCGCGCTGCTGCCGAACAGAGCTACACTGCGTGACAGCAAAAACCAGAGCGAGGACGTCAAGGCGGCTTTCGCGGATCTCAAGGCCCGCAAGCCGTATCTGTTCCAGCAGGAGGACCCCGCCGGGCAGGACGGTGACAACCACGAGCAGGATCAGGACCAGCCGGGCACTCCCCCGATCATCATCCCGAAGCCCCGTGCTCAGGGCGGCAATGCGCAGCCGAACCTGAACGAGTTTCTGGCAATGACCGGTGCCGAGCGCATGGCGCTGCGCACCCGCAACCCTGCACTTTTCCAGCAGCTTTCGGCTCAGATCCGGGCTGCACGACACTAAAGAGAGGTAGATACTTATGCCTGCAACTGGCACTTTTGGCGGCTTTCCGTTCGATCCTGAAGTTTATCAGGGCTTTGTGGATCAGGAAGCCACTTTCTCCGATTCCATCTACGCCTCCGGCATCCTTGCCAACGATCAGTCCCTGACTGACGCAATGAGCGCACAGGGCGGTGTGATGGGCACCCTGCGTTTTTACAACCCGCTGGATCCTGCCGAGGATGCTCCGCTGGTGCGTGACGGCGTGAACGACAACGTGCCCACCGAGATCTCCGGTGGTAAGCAGACGTGGATCCGTTTGGACCGCATGAAGGCATGGAAGGCAACCGACCTGACCCGCGAGCTGACCGCTGCCGATCCTATGGCAGCCGTAGCGCGTAACACTGGCCGCTACTGGCGTATGTACTGGCAGAACCTTATGACCACGATGGCAAACGCCGCACTGGGCGCCACCGGTCTGGAAAGCCACATCATGACCATCGAAAAGAGCGCCGGCGGCGTGACCGCCAACCAGCTGATCGACATTCAGCAGAACGCTCTGGGCGATATGGCCGGCAAGTTCGGCCTGCTGGTGATGCACTCCAAGATCTACGCGGAGTACCAGAAGATGGGTCTGGTAAACTTCAACAAGTACGTCATCACCAACGTGCTGGAGAAGGAAGTCAACCTGCCCACCATTAACGGTCTGGTGGTCATCGTGAATGACCGCGGCACCTCTACCGCGGACAACTACGAGTCTCTGCTGTTCGGTCAGGGCTCCATCCTGACTGCATCCCCCAAGGTCATCACCCCGGACTATACCGAGTACAACGCATCCAAGGCGGGCGGCACCGATATCCTGTATAACAACCGCGCCATCGTGCTGCACCCGAACGGTCTGTCTTTCGATGGTGATCAGACCGCCAAGGAGACCCCGACTGACACCGAGTTTACCACCTCCAGCAACTGGAAGCTGAAGTTCAACCATAAGAACGTCCGTATGGGTAAGCTCGTGATCCCCAAGGCCAACTTCACCGTGTAAGGAGCGTCCTATGGATAGCTGGTTGACCTACACCGATTACCAAGAGCGCTGCCCCGACACCACTCTGACAGAAGCAGAGTTCCGGCAGCTGGCAGCCAAAGCTGCGCTGGAGATCGAAGGGGCAACCCACTGGCGGGCGGTTTTGGCGGCGCTACCGGAAGAGATCAGTCAGCTGGCCGAGTGTCAGGCGCAGCTGGTTACCCTGATGCGCAGTCTGGGCGGCGACAGCGCCGCACAGGCAAGTCTGTCCGGTGTAACGAGCGTCAACAACCACGGTTATTCCGAGAGCTATGCCGCAGCGCAGAGCACACAGGCTGCGATCCAGCAGCAACAGGATCAGCTGATCCTGCGGGTTCTGTCCGCTCCGGCTACCCGCTGGATGATTTACGCAGGTGCGGTTTATCACCCGCCGCGTAGACGCTGAGGAGGTGTTTTTCGTGGGCAAGCCTCTTCTGGCTACCAAGAGCGTCAATTTTATCCACCATGTCCGCGCCGGGACTTCTGACGCCAGCTACACCTTTCAGTTGTCAAAGGTCAGCTGCGCGGAAGTCCAAAGCGCGCAGGTCGATACCCCCGGATTTTCCCGCCGGGATGCAACGGTGATCTGCATCTTCCCGGGCTACTCTACTGCAGCACCTGCGGATCGGCCGAAGGCCACCATGGACGCAGGCCGGTGCTTCCTGCCCGCGTCTGCCTTCAAGGCAATCGACCCGTCCCGGCGCAGCGATTACTGGACGCTGTCACTGGCAGATAAGGTGCAGCTGCCCAGTGGCCGCACCGCTACAGTGACCAGCATTCACGACAACCGCGATGGGCGTGTGCCCCACTGGTGCGTGGAGGTGAGCTAATGGCAAACCCGCTGCTCGCCATAAACCAGCCCCGGGACGTGGATCTGGGGCAGGATGGCAAGATCCGGCTGGGGATCCGCTGGGCGGCAGACCTGAGCGGGCGTTTCACTGCCGGCTTTGAACAGCTGCAGAAGGAAACAGACGCGGAGTTTATCCGGCTGGTAACGCCCTATGTGCCGCTGCGCACTGGTGCGCTGGCTAACAGCGCTAAAACACACACGGTACTGGGCAGCGGCGAGATCATGCACGTCACCCCTTATGCGGGTGCCCAGTACTACCGCCTGCCACTGGGGCGCGGCGTCCGTGAGGATGGCCGCGGCCCTCACTGGGGTGAGCGCTGTATCAACGATCACCGTACAGAGTTCATCTCGTTTGTCAAAGCACGCGCACAGGAGGATCTGAAGTGAGCCAGAAAACCGCAGACGTAAAGGCCATGCTGGACTGGCTCGCAACCTGTCCGCTTATAACTACACTGAACAACGGTGATGTGGTTCTGGGGATTGATTACCTCGGAACCGGTGAGCCGGACATGGTGCCGTTTTCACTGGAAAGCACCCCCTCTGCACCACTGCTTGCACAGTATTTCGGAGGCAGCAGCCGGGCCAAGAATTATATACTGGCATCCCGCATGAGCTATTCCGAGGATCAGGTGCAGCAAGCGGCAAACTCCTCCTTCTGGGAGGACTTTGCGGAGTGGGTAGAGGTCCAGTCCCGTGCACGCAAACTCCCTGTTCTGGGGGCTGGCAGACGCGCTGAGAAGGTGGTCTGCCTCTCTCCGGGGTATATCCTATCGCAGGATTCAAACACCTGCCGTTTTCAAATTCAACTCCAACTTCAGTATTATCAGGAAGGGAGATAACACATGACTGTTACCGAAGCAGTGGCAAAGGCCAAGGAACTTTTTGGCATTGAGCCGAGCGCAGCCTACAAGGGCATTGAGACCGCAGACGACTTTGTGTTTGCCGTCCAGACGGACGCCACCAAGCAGACCGCTGAAGGCACTTGGATCGTCTGTGCCGATCACGTTAAGGAGCACAGCGGTGCTCTGAACGTATCCACCAGCGACAGCACCTACATCCGATCCGGCACCGGTACTACCAAGGGTGCCACCCAGCGCACCCTCACCATCAACGGTGACCGCTGTGTGGGAGATGATTTTCAGGACTTCCTGCTCTCTCATAAGATCGCTTTCGGCAGTGGCCAGTCTGTCGTTGTGCCGTACATTTACTTCTCTCTGCGCACTGGCAAGGGTGAGAAGGGTACCGGCGCACTGATCCTGACCTCGGACAAGGGCGGCGCCGCGGGTGCAAACGCCACCTTTGCCTGCGATTTCAAGGGTATCGGCACTCCTACGGAGTACACCTACGCCCCCGCCTAACTTCACACATCAGCCCTCGTCACCCGCTGGCGGGGGCTCTTTTTATAGGAGGTAAATATCACATGATCATCTGCAATCTGGAGTTTGAGTTTTCCGCGCTGAACGCGGACGATATTGACCGCATGGAAGCTGCATCCAAGCAGCAGATCAGCCGTGCCAAGGCTGAAGCAAGGCGGCTGGAGCAGGAGAACGCAAGTTATTCGGACATTCTGCGCAGCCAGTGCCGTGTGCTGATGGACTACTTTGACGCGGTGCTGGGCGATGGCGCATCGCAGCGTCTTGGCTTGACCGGCAGCGATCTGGGCAAGTGCACGCAGGTTGCAACCGAGTTCAAAGCCGCTATCGAGGCCGAGAAGGCCGCGGCAAAGGCTGCTGTCACCGTACCGCTGGCGCCGCAGGGCAACCGTGCACAGCGCCGTGCCGAGCGCAAGCATAATAAGCACAAGCCGCCCGTGAGCTATCCGGCAGCACAGCCGGACAAGGCCGAGCGCCGCAAGCAGCTGCTGGCAGAGCTGGCGGCGCTGGAAAATGGCTGATCTTCTGCTGACCCCTCTCTGTGAAGGCGAATGGGAGGGGCGCAAAATCAACTCTGATTTCCGGCCTATGGTGTGGCTGGCAAACCAGTACCTGCGGGGGACCCCTGACAAGGATCCGTTTCTGTTCTCGCAAGAGGCGTTTCACCGCTTTTTCCGGGAGGACGTCCCCCTACCACAGTCCGGGGAGGCGTTCCAGTCGATGCTCCGCTTCTATGTTGGAGGTGAAGCAGCTACACCGGAAGCCCGGCGCAGTGTATCCTCTTCTGCCGGTAGCCATGAAATCGCCTTTGACTATGCGTCCGATGCGCCCTATATCGTGGCTGCGTTTCAGCAGACCTACGGCATCGACCTGACCACCTCTACCATGCACTGGTGGAGATTCCGGGCGCTGTTTTTGAGCCTGCCGGAGGACACGCTGATGCACAAGATCATGTGCTGGCGTACCGCGGATCTGTCCGGGATGCAGAGCGAGGAACGGCAGCGGTATGAGCTGCTGCGGGGTGCCTACGCGCTGCCGGCAGAGGTGAAGGGAGGTAGACGCATTGCAACCGTTGCAGACCATGACGCCGCATTCCTTGCCCGTTTCCAGCACACCGGGGAGTGATACGCGCAGCCCCGTACCCTGCCCCTTCTGTGGCAAGGCGCTGCCGGTTTGGGCAGCTGCTGAAGCCACTGCTGCGGGTGTGTGGGTCAAATGCAAAAACCCGGCCTGCCGCCGGGAAGTAGAGATTAAAATCTAAGCAGCCTGTGCCTTTGTGCCCGCGCTCTTTTCAAGAGAGGTGGACACATTGGCAGACTATACGATAACTGGCGACACCAAACTGGATGCTGGTGGCTTTAACAAGGGGCTCAGCAGCATGACGGTGGCCGCCGGCACTCTGATCGCGGATCTCGTCAAAACGGCCACCGGCAAGCTGGCAGGCCTTGCGCAGGCCTCTGTCGGCGTGGGCATGAGCTTTGACGCGTCCATGTCTCAGGTGGCGGCCACGATGGGCACCAGTATCGATCAGATCCAGAATCTGACCGACACCGCCAAGGAGATGGGCCGGACTACCGCGTTCACAGCTACACAGGCAGCAGACGCGCTGAATTATCTGGCGCTGGCGGGCTACGATGCAGACAAGGCCGCCGAGGTCTTGCCCAGCGTCCTGAGCCTTGCGGCTGCAGGCGGCATGGATCTGGCCTATGCGTCCGATCTGGTCACCGATGCCATGGCCTCGCTGAATATCGAGGCCAACAAGCAGAATGTGGACGAGTTTGGTAACAAACTCGCCATGGCTGCCAGTAAGGCAAACGCCAACGTTTCCCAGCTGGGTGAAGCGATCCTGACCGTGGGCGGCACCGCCGCAAACCTGAAGGGTGGTACCACAGAGCTGACAACCGCCCTCGGTCTGCTGGCCAACGTGGGCATTAAGGGCGCCGAAGGCGGCACCCACCTGCGCAATATCATTCTGTCGCTGCAGTCTCCCACTAAGGACGCCCGGGAGGTTATGGAGCAGCTGGGGCTGGAGGTCTACGATACCCAAGGCAATATGCGTCAGCTGGACGATATCCTTACCGACCTGAACACCTCTATGTCTGGCATGACGCAGGGTGGCAAAGACAGCATTATCAACCAGCTGTTTAACAAGACCGACCTCGCAGCCGTAAACGGCTTGCTGGCAGCGCAGGGTGAGCAGTGGGAAACTCTGGCCACCCAGATCGACAACGCCGGTGGCGCTATGGGTCAGATGGCAGACACCCAGCTGGACAACCTGCAGGGCGCTGTCACCATCATGCAGTCCGCGCTGGAAGGCTTGCAGCTGGCGATCTACGACAAGATGGAGCCTGCACTGAAGGTGCTGGCGCAGGGAGCAACAGAGACGATCTCCACCCTGACCGCTATTCTGTCGCAGGACGGTCCTGCTGCCATGCTGGATGCTGCTGTGACCATCATGGGCAGTCTGGTGAACGGCATCACGCAGAAGATCCCGATGATCATGAGCGCCGCCACCGGCATCATCATCAAGCTGACCCAGTATCTGGGCAATCATGCAGACGATCTTTTTGACGCCGGTATTAAGATCCTGAAGAACCTGATCACGGGCATCCAGAACAATCTGCCTGCCCTGATCACCGCGGCCGCACAGCTGCTGGCGAAGTTCGCCGCGGCGCTGATCTCGCATCTGCCGGACCTGCTCCAGTGCGGCGCATCGCTGCTGCAGGCCATCGTGAACGGCATCCTGCTCGGCATCGCAAACCTTGGAGAAGCCGCCATTGCCTGCGTTGCCAAGATCGTGGGCGTCTGGGATGGCAGCTACACCGAATGGGGCAACATCGGCACCAACATCGTCTTGGGTATCAAGAACGGTATCATCGGTGCATGGGATGGCCTTGTGTCCGGCGTCAAGTCCAAGGTAGCGGGCATGGTGGATTCCGTCAAGGGTCTGCTGGGCATACACTCGCCCTCCAAGGTTTTTGACGAGATCGGCATGAACATCTGCAAGGGTCTTGCACAGGGCCTGACCACAAACGGAGAACTGGCCAAGGACGCCGCAGCGCAGGTGGTGGCCTCTGTCACCAACACTGCAACAACCCTCGCGGACGGCATTGAAACGGTCACTCAGAGCGTGACCGAGACCCTGAAGGACGGTACCACCCAGCAGAAGCAGACCATCACCTCCACCGGCACTGAGATCATTGACGGCGTAGAGCGCACGGTCAAGACTGTAACCACCATCGCCGCTGACGGTACAAAGACCGTCAGCAAGACCATCGAGGACGCCGGACCGCAGTTCTCCAGCGCAGCAGAGCTGCTGACCTACCAGTTTACCGAAAAGCTAAACTCCAGCTGGGAGCAGATCAACAAATCGATCCAGAGCGATGTCGTGGGCAGCATTCAAACGCTGTTCAAGGCGATCAAGGACGGCGATCTGGAAAGCATAGCTACATGGTCTGCCGCCTACTTCTGGAATGCCTGCACACAGGAGCAGCGCACCCAGATCCAGACCTTTGCCATGGATGCGCTTGGCAAGCTGTCCGGCTCGCTGTCCGGCGTGTTCAAAAACCTTGCAAGTCTGGCGGCAGGGTTTATCGGGCAATTCGTGCCAGCGGCCACTGCGGCCACCGGCGCACAGACCGGGCTGAACATCGCCATGGACGCAAACCCCATCCTGCTGGTGATCTCCCTGATCGGTATGCTGGTGGGTGCTCTGGGCAGTTTTATCGCTACCAACAAGGACGCATCCAGCAGTGTCAAGTCCATCTGGGGCGGTATCGGGGACTTCATGTCCTACATTTTTGAGGGCCTGCTGCGCGTTTATGGCTCTTATCTGCAAGGCTTTGTCAACATTATCAATGGTCTGATCAAGGTCTACAACGCTGTTGCATGGCTCTGGGACAGTCATATTGATCCCGTATCCAATATTGCCTTTGACTATGCCGATAAGATACACAAGGAACGAGAAGAGCGGAAAGCTGCTGAGAAGGCCGAAGCCGAAAGGGCGAAGGCGCAGGCGCAGTTGGATGCCCAGTACGCAAAGCAGTCCGGCACGGCTGAAAAGAAGCAGCTGGACGCGAAGTACAATAAGAAGCTGGCAGAGCTGGAAAAGGCAAAGCTGACCAAGGATGACCCCGGGATGCTGGAGGCCGAAAAGAAGGTTCTGGCTGCGGGTTATGAGCAGGATCTGGCAGACCTCGAAAAGAAGGTGCTGGATGCCCGGTACAAGCTTGCATCCGCGCAGCTGGAGAAGAAAACCACCACCAGCGCCGCCCGGCTGGCAGAACTGGAAAAGCAGATCAACGAAGCCCAGAATGTCATCCAGATGTCGGATCTGGAAAAGCAGCTGCTGGGCGTAGAGTACCAGAAGTCCCTTGCGGAGCTGATTGCCAAGTACCAGCCCAAGAAGGACAACACCAGCTCCGGCAGCAGCTCCTCCGGCTCCAGCCCGTCCAACTCGGATGAGCTTGCCAACAAGATCAGCGATCTGGAAAAGAGTTATAACCAGAAGCTGCAGGAGCTGAAGAACACCTACACCAACAAGGGTGAAGCCCAGAGCGCTGAATATGAGCGCCGTCTGGCAGATCTGAAGGCCGACTATGAGAAGCAGCTGGCAGCACTGAAGAAGCAGCTGACCGAAAAGGATAATTCTTCTGACAGCCTGAGCGCTAAGCTCAGTGAGTTGGAGCAGGATTACAACCGGAAGCTGCAGGAGTTGAACCACAACAGCACTGTCAAAGATGCCGAGTACGACCGTAAGCTGGCCACCCTGAAGGCTGACTACGAGAAACAACTGGCCGAGCTGAAGCGGCAGTACAGCAGCTCCTCTGGATCCTCCGGCACCGGCGGTTCCTCCGGTTCTTCTGGCTCCACCAATCCTGTGCCCAAGCCGGACACCGATCATGACAAGGTGATCGAGGATAACACGGCGGCACTGGTAGAGGCCAACAAAAAGCTGGCCGAGATGGTCCGGCAGGCCAACGCGCTGGTGCTGTCCGACAACATGAAGGTCAGCAACCGCGTGGCTGCCTCCGGCACCGCGCAGGTGGCCGCAGCCGCCGGCAACTACCACCGGGAGGGAGATACCACGGTCAACCAGTATATCTACTCCAAGGCGCAGACGGCGGCTGACCTTGCCCGTGAAACCCGTTGGGAAGCGGATCACGCCAAGGCAAAGAAACGATGAAAGAAGGGAATGACCCATGCGCAAAGATCATCTGATGCTCATTACAGACGCGGGCGTGACGTTGCACGCGGGCTGGGATTATGGGGCACCCTATTCTTTCGACCCGCTGAACGGCGTCTCTGTGGATCTGAAGCTGGCGCAGGGCGTCAATCAGACCGGTTCTACTGTGGAGCAACAGAGTGTTGCAGGCGTGTATCGGGAGTTGATCATTGACTTCTGGAGCAGCCACGGCGAGGCAGATTCCGTCCTGTGGCTGAACGCCCTGCCCTACTTTACCCGCGGGACGCTATATTTCGGGGACAAGTGGTTCTGCCGCTTCGTCCTCTCCAAAACGCCCTACACAAAGCAGATCGAGCCCTTCCCGCAGCTGGATATCATGCTGTACTGCGAAAAGCCCTTCTGGTACGGCCTAACGGCGCAGAGTTACACGCTGGGCGGCTTTACACCGGGGTTCAAGTTCCCGGTCAACTACCATACCCACCGGTACAGCGCCAAGAACGAAGCTACCTTTGTGAACGTGCAGAACCCCGGCAGCCTGTCGGTGCCCTTTACCGCAACCCTGCGGTGCACGGCGCCGGTGCAGAACCCGCGGGTGATAGACGTGCTGCGGGGGGACTTTATCGGACTGGTGGGCTTTGATCTGGAGCCGGGCGATACGGTGGAGTTCTACCGGACTACCACCGACCGACTGGCGGTAAAGCGCACCCGGGCAGGCGAGGAAAGCAACCTCTTTGCCTATCTGGACGAGGACAGTACCCTGACAGAGCTGCCCGCCGGGGACAACCTGCTCAAAGCCGAAGCCGATTCCGGCGCGGACGCGCTGCAGGCTACGATCAGCTTCTACCCGATGTACACCGGCATTATCCCGGAGGTGATGACTGATGCGACTTGACGTGTTGGACGCGGACACTCTGGTGCGTGTCGGTAGCGTAGATGTATGGGTCAGCCTGTACTGGGACGAGCCGTACAACACGGAGGGCGAGTTCACGCTGGAGGTTCGCCCCACAGCGGAAAACCTGATCCTGCTGCAGGAAGGGCGCTGGATCAAGCGCAGTGACCGGCAGGTGCCCATGCGGATCTGCTACCGGTCAAACGCTAACGAGGACGCCAACATTGTCTGCACAGGATTCCCGGCTACATGGATCCTCACCAAACGGGTGAGCACCGCCATCGTCAAGAACGAGACCGCGGAGGTTGCAATGCGCCGCTTAGTGTCCGACATGGCACCGTGGCCGCGGCTCCGTCTGGGGCCGCTGTACGGTTTTGATACCAAGTACGAGCAGCAGACCTCCGGCAGCAGCGTGTTCGATTACTGCGCCACGCTGGGGGCTGCCTGTGATCTTGGCTTTCGTATCACTGTACAGGGCAAGAACGCAGACAAGTACCTGCAGTTCGAGGTGTTCCGGCCTACACAGGACCCGAACAACCGCTTCTCCAGTAAGTGGGGCAACCTGACCAATACCAGCTGGGCCTTTGGTGATAGCAACTACGCAAACGTAGCTGTTGTACAGGGCTCTGGAGAAGGTGCGGAGCGTGCTACCGTTACGGTAGGTCTGACGGATGCCACCGGATCGGAACGGCGGGAGATGTATGTGGACGCCCGAGACCTCCAACCGGATGAAACGAACGGCGAAACCAGCAAAAGCACTGCCTATCTGGAGCGCCTGATGGCGCGCGGTCTTAACAAGCTGCTGGATCAGACCCGGACAGGCAGCATTGAGGTCAATGTGGAAGATGATGGCCTGCAGCCCGGAGATGTGGCCATCTGCTCGCTCCCGGAGCTCGGCTATAAGGCAACAGTCCGGGCTGCGAACATTATCACGCAGAGCCAAGCTGACGGTACCACGCGCACGGTGCGCTGGGGCACGCCGGTCTGGCAGAAGATCTAGGAGGTGTTTATTTGAGTGCCATTGTTACAACCTACCCGCTGGACGGCATTACCTACGATGCCGCGGACGCAGCCGGGTACAACTCCGCACGGACTTCCGGCGTGTACAGTGCCGAGGAGGATTACACGGTCACCCCCGGAGGTGGCTACACGGTAAAGGTGAGCGGAGGCCGGGCATGGGTACACCCGGCGAAGTATGTGGGCTATAGCATCATCAAGCAGGAGCCCGATACCCTGACGCTACCGCTGGCAGATGCACAGCGTCCGCGCATTGACCGCGTGGTGCTGCGCTACGATGCAGCAGCCCGGGAGTCGTATCTGCTGGTGCTGGAGGGCACGCCTGCCAGCACACCCACCGCCCCGGCGATCTCCCGCACCAATCTGCTGTACGATCTGTGCCTTGCCCAGATCACCCGCCCGGCGGGCTCCACAGCGATCACAGCAGGCAACATCACGGACACCCGGCTGGACGAGAGCCTGTGCGGCGTCATGTCGGACAGCGTGACCCGGATCCCCACAGATCAGCTGCTGAAGGAGGCGCAGGCGCGGATCAACGCACTGGAAGAGACGGCAACCAACAGCGCCAGCGCTGCAGCAGCCAGCCAGAGGGCGGCAGCAGCCAGCCAGAG